ATTTTGTACAGACCAAAGTACTTCAAGTTTTTCTGTAAATAATGCACAATATACAAGCAACAATACAACAAATACATTCATAGTTTATGAGTAATGTACACATATTAAATTTAGCGGCTTATTCTACACCTACTATTCAAGAATCGAAGCGAGATGCTTGGGTGGAATACGGGGAATCGAATAATTATTATCAATTTTTGATAGATAGATACACGAATAGCACAACGAATAACGCAATAATAAACAACATTTCACGCTTAATATACGGGCGTGGTTTAAGTGCGTTAGATGCGTCGAGAAAGCCAAACGAATACGCTCAAATGATGTCGCTATTTAACAAGGATTGTGTGCGTAAAATCTGTATGGATAGAAAAATGCTTGGACAATTTGCTATTCAGGTGCATTATAATAAAGACCATAGTAAAATCTTAAAGGCTTATCACATACCTACTAACTTAATACGTGCAGAAAAGTGTAATGAAGACGGAAATATTGAGGGTTATTACTATTCTGACGATTGGACTGACGTAAAGAAATTCAAGCCACAACGATACTCAGCATTTGGCACATCAAAAGATGAGGTAGAAATATTATTTTCAAAGCCTTATGCAGTTGGAATGAAATATTACAGCTATCCTGACTATCAAGGTAGCTTGCCGTATTCAATGTTGGAAGAAGAAATTGCGGATTACTTGATTAACGATGTAAAGAATGCTTTTAGCGGACGAATCGTGGTCAACTTTAATAATGGAGTACCAACCGAAGAACAACAAGAGCAAATTAGTTCTAAGGTAATAAACAAACTTACCGGAGCAAATGGAAATCCAGTAATCGTTGCATTTAATCGTAACGCAGAAAGTAAAACAACTATTGATTCTATTCCTTTGGATAATGCTCCGGAACATTTCCAATATTTATCTAATGAATGTTTAGGTAAGATTATGCTTGGACACAACGTAACATCACCTTTGCTATTTGGAATCGCAACAACAACCGGTTTTAGTTCAAATGCTGACGAGTTAAAGAATAGTTCAATACTATTCGATAATATGGTTATTCGACCAATGCAAGAAGAAATATTAGAAGCGTTCGATTCAATTTTAGCGTACAACGGAATCAGTTTAAAATTATATTTCAAAACTTTGCAACCTTTGGAGTTTACAGATTTAGAGAATGCTCAAACTGAAGAACAAGTAGCGGAAGAAACGGGTACGGAATTAAGTGCTATTGACCCTACAAGTTTTGCAAGTGATTTAGACTTGGAAGAATGGGAGTTAATAGATAGCAGAATGGTTGATTACGAGGATGAGGAAGAAAACGATAAATTAATTCACAAAGCAAATAATCCAAGTTTACTAACTAAAGTAATTCATTTAGCATCTACCGGAGTTGCATATCCTAAAAGAGATTCCGAACAAGATACAAAGCTATTTAGAACTCGTTACAGATATTCAGGCGGTGGAGCGGGTGAAAGAGTATTTTGTCAAAAAATGATGGCTGCAAACAAGCTATATCGTAAAGAAGATATTATTAAAATGGGTGAGATAAATGTTAATCCTGGATTCGGAATGAAGCCAACACCAAATGAGCCTTATTCAATTTGGTTATGGAAAGGCGGAGGCTTACTATCTGAAGCATATCCTAACGGAACTTGTAAGCATTTTTGGACTCGTGAAACATATAGAAGAAAAGGAACGGATATTACTTCACCATTAGCTAAAAAAGTTACGCCAGCAGAAGCAAGAAAAGCCGGAGAAATATTACCAACAAATGACGCAAGAGTTTATCAAGCGCCTCACGATATGAAATAAGATATGGCAGAAGCATTATTAATTACACGAGACGATATCGTTAAATTCACTGCAATGAATGGCAACGTAGATACTGATAAATTTATTCAGTTCGTAAAGATTGCTCAAGATATCCATATGCAGAATTATATGGGTACAAAATTACTTAACAAAATTAAAGCGGATATTATAGCGAATACTTTAGCGGGTAACTATTTATCTTTAACAGTTAACTACTTAAAGCCAATGCTGATTCATTGGGCTATGGTTGAATATATGCCATTTGCAGCGTATACAATAGCTAATAAAGGTGTGTACAAACATAGCAGCGAAAATAGCGTTAACGTAGAAAAGAATGAGGTAGATTTTCTTATCGAAAAAGAGCGAAGTATAGCGCAAAATTATACGGAAAGGTTTATCGATTATATGAACTTTAACAATAGTTTATTTCCGGAATACTACACAAACGTAAACAACGAAATTTCACCCGATTCTATGAACAATTATACTGGTTGGTATATCTAATAATTAAAACAATATGGCGAATACAATAGGATGGGGACAAGCAGCGGTAAATAATACCATTGATTGGGGTAAAGGAAAAACGAATAATTCATTAGGTTGGGGAAGCGTTTATAGTTCTTCACCAAGTGGAGAAACAGATATTTCAGGAACACCGGCGGGAGATGCTGATGCACAGCTATTCATAACAAATGCTGCAATTACAGATAGAACGCAACAAGCTGCAATTGACAAACTTGTAACTGACTTAAAAGGTTACGGAATATGGACTAAAATGAAAGCATTGTATCCGTTTGTTGGAGGTACTGCATCTCAACATAAGTTTAATTTAAAGAATCCGTTGGATACGGATGCTGCATTCCGCTTAGTTTTTAATGGTGGATGGGTACATTCTAATATGGGCGCATTACCGAATGGTACGAATGCTTGGGCTGATACTTTTTTAAATCCATCTATATCATTAACTCAAAATTCAACTCATTTAAGCTACTATTCAAGAACAAATACTTTAAATACAGCCCAACTTGAAATTGGTGCATATCCATTACCGTCAGGAATAGGCTCATCCTCTTTTGGAATATCTTCAAACGCTGCTCCTATTGGACATTTTAGAAATAGGGTTTCAACTTCAACACCATCTACTTCTTATATTCCAACCTCTACGACAGGATTATTTGTTTCTAATAGAATTATATCTACACAACAAAAAGTATATAAAAATGGAACGCTTCAAGAGACAGCTAATATAAATTCTGATGGAATAGCAAATTTAAAGATTCCAATTGGAGCAGTTAGATTTGATTTAATTACAATTTCGGATTATAGTGCAAAAGAAACGGCATTCAACTCAATCGGAGACGGTTTAACAGACACAGAAGCAGCTAACTACTATACCGCAGTACAAACTTTTCAAACAACACTTTCAAGAAACGTATAAATTATGAAAATAGCAGATTTAACACAAGAAGAAAAGGCAATCTATGTAGGTCTTTTAAGTATAGCACAGAAAGACTTATTAGTAGGTCAATTGTTTGATGAGGATTCATATTTTAATCCAATTTTGGACGGAAATGACCCGCAGAACTGGATTATCTCAATTGAAGAGATTGAGCAGAACATCTACTACGACTTTAACTGGTTGCAAGACCTAGAGATGATCATATTTGTTCCAGTTGTGAACCCAATGCCGTTCTAACAAGTGCACGTAATCTTCCCACGCCCACTTAAGAGAGTACTTGGGAAGATAATACCCTTCTCGCTCTACGACCTAATCCCTACGTTTAACTTAGGGACTGGGACGGCAGACGGTACGACCTACCTGCGTGGAGATCAGACGTGGGTCCCATTCTCAGATATCCTACCTACCGCGTCGTATGGGCTGTACGCTCAGACTGCGCTTGGTACTAACATCACGAACACTACAGTTGAGACCTCGCTAATAGGAGCAGGGGTTGGGACGCTCACCGTTCCTGCAAATGCGTTTAAGGTTGGAGACAGCTTCACTGTTAAGATGTGTGGACACCTGTCATGTGCGAACAACGAGACTATACACATCAGGCTTAGATCTGATGGAAATGTCATCGGGGATCTAGGTGTATTTCAAATGAAGTTATCTACTGACAAGCACTTCGAGCTGGTGTCAGACTTCACGATAACTAAGATAGGTGGAGCTGGGGTAGCTGAGCTGTTTGTTAATGGCCAGTACTCTTATAACCAGGACGCTAACACTCAGCTTGACGGTGTAAACTTTGCGTTGATATCTAACACCACGTTTAACACTACGATAGTTAACACACTAAGTATCACCGCTCAGTGGGGACTAGCAAATATTAACAACTCGATACAGTCTCAGAACTTCGTCCTACAGAAAGTATATTAATATTAATTAGTATCTTTGCACAATGGAACTAGGCAAGACCGCAATATACTATAGAAAGAACCCAGATGCTAGAGTAAAGCACCAGGAGACGTCTAAAAAGGCAGCTGCAAAGCCACTAGCTATAAAAAAGCGAGTTGAGGCGAACGCTGGTCGTAAGAGCTTAGGTCTTAAGAAGGGAGACACAAGAGACGCGAGTCATAAGAGCGGCAAGATAGTTGCCGAGGATAGAAAAATTAACCGTGCCAGAGGAGGCGCACTTAAACGATAGAAATGCAAAAACAAAAGAAGAACTACGTACCAACAATTAATGGCGTCCCAATGGGAACTTTGAATGCAGCACTTGACTTCACTACCGACTTCATTGAGTTTCCAGAGAGCACACCTTGGGCTGTACAGTTCGACGGGTGGGCAGGTGTCACAACAGCAGGAACACCGAAGGCTACGATATTATGTTCTAACTCTCAGGACGGAGACTATAGTCCATACGACGTAAGCTCTACAGACGTAGACCTTAAGTTATTAGCTAATCGAGTACTTTTTGATAGCATCTTTGCACCAAGATTCATGAAGATACAGTACGTATCTGGATCATCTATAGGCGCGTTCAAATTGGTTATAAGTAAGTAATGGCAATAGATCTTAGAGGTAGATCTTCAGTATCGTTCTACGATACATTTTCAGCATTTCCACCAGTTGGATCAACTACCGTGCTGTATGTAGATCGTGGCGACATGGTCGTGTACATCTGGAACGGGTCGTCATACGATCAGTTAAACAACGGGTCAAATATAACAACCGTAGAGAACTATGCCGCACTTCTAGCGATAGGGGCGTCAAATGTGCCTAACTCGTTCTACTGGTGTTCATCATCACAGGGTACATCATGGTTACCTGGTCCACTAGGTGGGACGTACTACAACAGCGGACTGTACTACTCAAATGGTACGACGTGGGAGTACATGAACTCACCATATCAGGCTACTCAGGCAGAGGTAAACGCTGGCATAGTTGGTGATAAGTTCGTCACTCCATCTACGCTATACAACTCCACTCAGTGGTCAGCAAACCCAATCACAATCGGCACAACACCAATCACCTCAGGAGTTGCAGGTCGTGTGTTGTTTGAAGGTAGTGGGAATGTTGTGCAGGAAGATGCGGGTTTGTTTTGGGATAATGTTAATAAGAGGTTGGGGGTGGGGACTAGTGCGCCTAGTGCATTACTTCAAATAAATGGCTCAGTTAGCGCATCTTCTGCAATTGCTAGAGGTGGACTTATTGCGCCAACATTGACTGCAAGTGCTAATAACGATGTGTTGGTGGGATTAGATATTGCGCCTACTTATGTAAATGGTGGGTTTTCAGTACGTCAATATGCATTAAGGGTAAATGGAGCAATAATTCCATCATCAGATAGTATTATAAGTTTAGGCACTAATAATATTAGATTTCAATCTGTAAATACTAGAAGTGTTTTATGTGTTGGTAATTCACTAGATATCAACGCTAGTAATATTAATTTCAATGACGGTATTGGAGCTGTTAAAGTACGTTTAATTGGCACGTCTGGTAATTTACTTATCGGTACCTCCACAGACTCAGGCGCCAAACTCCACATTACAGCCCAAGGCGCACTTTCCACCGACATAGCATTCCGCATAAGAAACTCAGCAGATACACTTGACATAATTCGTGCAAATGGTGCGGGTGAAGTGTTTGTAGGGTTAGGTGCTGGTAGAATTAGTACGGGTGCTAATAATAGTTTTTTTGGATTAAATGCAGGATATAATAATACAACAGGAAATAACAACACAGCCATTGGATATGCTGCACTTTTCAGCAACACAACAGGATTCACCAACACGGCTAATGGTTACGCTGCACTTTACGCCAACACAACAGGAGCAAGCAATATTGCACAAGGATTCAACTCAGGTCGCTTCATAGCAGATGGCACAACAGCAAACGCAATAACTAACAACTCCGTCTACATAGGCAACAACACAAAAGCCCTTGCTAACAACCAAACTAACCAAATAGTTATAGGATATGAAGCTACTGGTTTAGGTTCAAACACAGCAGTGCTTGGGAATGATTCAATCACACTAACGGGGCTAAAAGGCAACGTAGCTATTGGTGCAACGACTGCTAGTGCAAAGCTAGACGTTAGAGCGCAGGGAGCGTTAAGTACGGATGTTGCATTTAGAGTTAGGAATAGTGCGGATACGAGGAATGTAGTAGAGGTTTTAGGTTCGGAAACATTAAAATTAAACGCAAAAGATACAACCTTAGGCAATCGTTCTTTTATTATTAGAAATTCAGCAAACACAGAAGATTCTGTTTATTATGACAATGCAGGATGGCTAACTGTTAAAAGAGGGACTTCGACCACAACACTTTCTAACACTGGTACAGCTGTAGGCGCTGACATTGAAATCAATTCACCAAATTCACAATTAATAAAATTTACTGGATCAATAGATGAACAAATTCAGTTTAATTTAGCATCAGGGGGGGTTGGTGCTATTTCATTTAACGGTGGACTTGTGTCTAGAATAAACGCAACATCTAGCGCAGGCCTTACTATTGGATATTATTCAGTACAAAAATTAATAATGGCAATCTATGAAGGCGGAAACTTATCTATAGGGTACTCCACAGATGCATGTACTGCTAATAATCAAGCAGGAACAAAAGTGCTTGCATTATCTTCAGGTACAGCCCCAACAACAAGCTATGTTGATGCATTTAAAATGTACTCAGCTGACATAACAGCAGGAAACGCAGCACCACATTTTAGAACAGAGAATGGAAATATCATAAAACTTTATCAAGAAACAACCGCAGTCGCTGCGTCTACTTTAGTAAACAATTTAGGAGTGCCACTGACGGATACCGATACATTTGATGGATACACATTAAAGCAAGTAGTTAAAGCGTTGAAAAATTTAGGTATATTAGCATAAAAATTAACAAATAAAAACAAAAAACAATGGGTTTAAAAATCAAATCAACAGAAGAAAAGACAATCAAGTACATGGATTTGTCAGGTGAAGTACAAGAACTAGCAAGTGTGTACGCAAGAATTGAATGGGC